GGCAACTCCAAAAACTCCATATTACGATCTTCTGGGAAATGCTGAATCTTTTCCTTATTTTTTTCAAGGTGATCATCAATCCATTCACCAATAGTAGTAGTCTTAATTTTTTTGTTTTCGATAATGATAATTTCTGTTTCACCGATGACTGATTTCACTGCAGTATCAATCAAACCTTCACGACCCCCCATTGCGTGGAAGAAGAATTCTTGAGCAGTAAGACCCTTGATGAACGAATTCTCGACAAAACCACGACTCTCAGGCCCGTCATCATACTTCGTGAAATGAGGCAGTGTTCTGTTGTCGAAACCATACATAATACGTTTGCCTTCCACCGACTGCTGACCGACCGAACCCATCATCTGAGACACATTGATAGGATTACCCTTACTCTTGGAATTAATCATATTCATCATACGATTCTCACTGTCATTAATATTCTCCGTACCAATGTTATTAATTGTCTTTGTAGCTTTATCCAGTTTTCGATTAATCAAATCTTCAAAATGCTCCAGATTGTTCAAAATCGAAGAATTTTCAAATTTATTCGTATGAATGTCACGAATAATCTCATACACCTCCACCTTCAAATCTTTCACAACATCTTTTAACTTGTTCTGTGTAGTCTCATTCACTATCAAATCAGATATACCCACACTGAAACCATTGTAAACCAACCAATCACATATCAAACGTTGTGTATTGTCAAAGAGTGCCTTGCATTCATCAGCACCTAGTTCATTGTATACATATTGAATCAAACCATAAGTCATCTCTTGATACAATTTCTTAGCAATGGATCCCTTAGTAATAATACCATTCTTAATCTCAACATCATCAGTCTTATCACCAGTCTTGAGATTGATAAGAGGATTCATAACACTGGACAAGAGCTGACGACCCTTCCAAATGTAAGCACCATTCACTTGCATCGAAGGTGTCAAGAAGTTACCCGTAAACTTAGAATTACCAGCCAATATATTAAAGTATTGTTTGTTATTCACAACAATATTATCTTTTGAAATACGATAGAGACCAACAACAATATCTTGTACCACCGAGATAATTGGAGAAGACTCGCGAGGTGATATGATCTGTGTAGGCACTGATGCCAATGACATCAACTCATACTCCGTCTGCTTCGACTGAGGTACGTGCATATTCATCTCATCACCATCATAATCAGCATTATAACTCGGTGTACAACATACATTTAGTCGAAACGTCTCATAGTTCATAACACGCACTTTGTGTGCCATCATAGACATCTTGTGAAGAGACGGTTGACGATTGAAGAGCACGTAATCTCCGTTACGTAAATGACGATCAACAATATCACCGTTGTTCAAAACAATTTTTTCTTTTTGTAGATTTTTGAGACGAATAGTTCGGTAACCAGTTCCGTCGTTCTTTTTAATGTATTTTGCCCCCGGATACACATCGTTACCATTCCGGACGAGTTTGTACAATTCTTCTTTGTTATAGTCGTTGACGATTTCAGGGAAAGTAAGATTCATTGCGATCTTGATTGGAACACCGAGTTCATCGATATCGATATTGGGATCGGGTGTGATAACACTGCGTGCTGAGAAATCCACACGCTTTCCCATCAAGTTACCCCTAATTCGTCCCTCCTTCGACTTCAAACGTTCGGTCAATGATCGCAAAGGACGGCCGGTACGTTGTTTTGCCGGAGGAATTCCGGGTATGTTATTGTCGACAAATGTCGCGATATGAAACTGAAGCAGAATGTACCAATAATCAACCTGATCGGGATTAGTAGAATCTTTTTCAATCTTTTGACGTAAAGTGTTGTTTGTTTTGATGATATCACACAACTTGTGGGTAAGATCATCTTCACACCTTTGGCCAGTATCATTCCTCACACTTGGGCGAACACTTGGTGGAGGTACCGAGAAGGTTTGACAAATGAGATTCTCAGGACGATTGATATTACTAGGAAATCCTAGTATGTTCGCATCTTCATCCGTTATCCTCTTCAAAATGATCAAAATATCTTCGGCATTGTAAACATTCTTCTTTACAGAGTCTTCATCTTTCCACTCCATAATGATCTTACCAATATTCTCCTTCGTTGTCTTGTGTGGCAACTTCGCACCACATCCATCCTTGTTTTCTTGACCACAACGTTTGATCTTGGAACAACATTTGTACACAAATTCGAAACGTTTCTGTCGAGACACCTTCTTGTTCAACATCTTCTGGACAAGAGGATTCTCAGGATCAATCAACAACCGAGAACAACGAAAACACACACACTTCAATATCTTACGAACAATATCGAAGAATTGTATGTAGAAGACCGGTTTAGCCAACTTGATGTGACCGAAATGGCCTGGACAGAAAGTATTTTTTTGATTACAGGTTTTACATATTTTATCATTTTCAATTACACCCATACGACTATCAAAGAGACCACCAATGATTGGATCATTACCTGAATAGGTATCCGTCGATACAATCTCACAGACAGATTTTTTTTCGATCTCTTCTGGACTCATTATCGTAAATTGGATAGCCTTAATCGTGTCTATATCATTTTCAAAGGATAACTCTTTATAAATAGACATGGTTGTTTAGATTACTATAATATTTTTTCTCTTTTTTAGTGTTTAAATAATAAATCAATTTTTAAAAAAATTGATTTAATGATACTTTCATTAACTATATTAATATCATATTATTACTTATTAAATAGATATAATGGGTGTTGTCACGCGACAAAACCGTAAGATATACAACTATGTTAAATCGACTATCGAAACTAGCAATAGTTCGACACAGACTTGTATCAATGACATAGAAGACAATCTAAACAAAAAAAGAAAAATAGATACCGATCCTGATGATGTATCTATCAAAAGTGATGACACTATAAGTGACGATGAATCAAGTGAGTACACAGATGAAATAACTGATATCGAGGATAATGATGTTGAAGAAATATGTGTTAAGCCTAATATTATTGATATGATACAGAAGAGTATTCTAAACTATAATAAAATTAAATCTAATGTGGAAAATATCGAGGAAACCTTAGATGAAGAAGAGGAAAAGTATTATAAATCTTTGTCAATTGAGGATCGTAATCGATTGAGTAACTTATATACTAAGATTATTACTACGGAGAACTCTAGTGTTCCGGTAAGATTCCAAATATTAAATGCGGATATTAGTAATTATATCAAAAATATTGCCTTACAAAAGTATGATACATTACAAAATATGGATGAATCTACAGGTGAGTATAATAAGTTGAATAATTGGATTACGAACTTGTGTAAAATACCGTTTGGTAAATATGTTGATATGCCTGTATCTAATACTAGTCCCAAAAAGGAAATTCGAGACTTCTTGATGAATACAAAGAGTGTGTTGAATGAGAATGTTTATGGACACGATAGTGCAAAGGATCAAATCATTCGTATCGTTGCACAGTGGATATCAAATCCAAAGTCTAAAGGGAATGTGATAGGTATTCACGGTAACCCCGGAGTGGGTAAGACCACGCTTATTAAAGAAGGAATATGTAAGGCACTTAACTTACCTTTTGCATTCATACCGTTGGGTGGTGCCTATGACAGTTCTTATCTGGATGGTCACTCGTACACTTACGAAGGATCATCTTGTGGTAAGATTGTCGATGTTATCAAAAACAGTAAATGTATGAATCCCGTTCTATATTTTGATGAATTAGACAAAATTAGTGACTCACAGAGAGGACAAGAGATTGTGAATGTTCTAATTCATCTTACTGATCCTTCTCAAAACAGTTCTTTCCAAGATAAATACTTCAGCGATATATCTTTCGATCTCTCAAAATGTCTAATCATTTTTACATACAACAACAACGACATTATCGATCATATCTTAAAAGATAGAATGATCATTATTGAAACAAAAGACTACTCTAATCAAGACAAAGTAGAAATAATGAGAAATCATTTGATTCCTAACATAAAAAAGGAATTTAACATTAGAAATGTTATAATTGATGATAATGTGATAAATCATATGATAGAGAGGACACAAAGTGAAGCTGGTGTTCGTAATTTGAAACGTTCTATTGAGAACATTATAAGTAATATGAATCTTGAGAAGTTATTAGACGAAAAAACGGATGATTCCACCTTCAAGATTACTAAAGAAATAATCAATAAATATATTAAAAAGACGGATATTAATCCATCCTTAGCACATTTGTATCTCTAATAATCAAATCCATCTCTAGTCGTCTTGTTATATCCACGTGTTTTCAAAATTTCTTCTTGTTTTTTATCCATGCACATACAGCCTTTGTCATTAGAGTAGATGGACGGACAACAATCAAGGGAGAATTTGCATTCATTGAGTGCTTTTTGACTTTGGTTGATATTCATAACATCTTCTAGATCTGTGTATGTTTCTTTGCATTTACGTTCACTTTTGATAAACAAAAAGAAAATGATGAGAACCAATAATAATATCAATATATCTTGTAAAGAGAGCATTTTATATATATTCATAATTCTTTTTGAACTCGTCAACATTCATCGTTTTAATATTCATTTTCTCTGCTTTTTCCAACTTTCCACTCGATTTACTCAAATCTTTATATAATAATAATGTAACACTTTTTGTGAGAGAATCACTATTTTCACCACCATTATCCGTAATAAATTTAGCCAGATCTTTGTCACGGAATCCTGTAAACACTATCTTCTCACCTTTTAACTTTCCGTTTGTTGTTGTAACAAGAGGAGTCACCTTGGATTCATTACATATATCTTCGATATCATTATCTTTAAGGAATTGTTTAAATTTGTTGAGACCTTCGATATAATTCTTTGCTTTAACACTACCTATACCATCGATGCTTTCGAGTTGAGATAAATTAACATTTGTGTTGATAGGATATTTCTCCAATATTAGTTTGAATACTTTCAGTCCAAAACCTCTACCGAAACAGTTAGAAGCAATCATATAATCGATACATTTGAGAGATTTCTTTTTGGCTTGAATATTTGTATAAAGAGTATTAGAACTCTTCTCACTAAATCCTTCCAGATTTATAATATCTTTCTCACTCAATTTATACAATTCCTTCAATGTCCTCACATTCATATCAAACAACTTCACTATTGTCGTCTTACCCATCGAATCTATCTCCAATTTCTCCACCATATTCACAAATGTCTTCTTATCAACCTCTTTTTTCGTGTTGACATCATCATCTGCTACATAGATATCAACACCAGTTTCGTTCCACAAATATTTATAAGAAGGCATCTCTGCCACTGTAGGCTTATCTACCGAAACAATCTTTGGAATCACATCACCACTCCTTTCAATCGTTATCTCTGTTCCCTTACCAATATTGTTATCTTTGATATATTTCGCATTATATCCCGTAGTCTTTTTTATACAAACATTGTTGATACACACTTCCTCCACGTGAACAATCGGTTTTATATATTTATCTTTCGAAATATTCCATTCAACTTTGACTACTTTAGTTTTCTTATGATTTTCTACACTGTTTTCTTTGTAAGCAAAGGCATGTTTAGGATTACCAGTTGTGATATAATCGTATTTGCTATTTTTGGCAACAATGATCCCATCTATCTCATAAACAGATTTATTCTTCCTCTCATTCAAATATTTACTTAATTCTTCTTTTGTGATAGTGTTGAAAAACTTGTGATTTACAACGGTAAATTTTGTGTTGTTGGAGATATATTCGAATTGTTGTTTTGGTGTCAAATGTTTTGGTTTGATGACTTCGTAGACGATGAAATCTACTTTTTTGTTGAACTTTGGTTTAGGATTTTTCGAGTTCACAAAACCTGCGACTGTGTTACGAGGATTTGATTCGTCTTCTTTGATTAATTGGAAATTATCTTTGGTCATTATGAGTTCGCCACGAACCATTATTTTGTCATCCATATTCATATCAATTCCATTTATAAATTTAATTAATTTTGTAATATCCCTTCCAACCTTACCATTTCCTCTTGTGTACAACTTAATTTTTGACTTTGTCTTATCCACAAGACAAGATATACCATCTAATTTGTCTGACACAACAACATCATTCTCATTTGAAACCGTCTTCTTTTTCGTCATACTACCCATCCATACCGGTAAAGTAACCTTGTCATCTCCTTCAACTTCAATATCTGTATGTTGATTATTTGTAAATGTAGGATCTTTACTTATCACATAGTTACGCATCTTATCGTAAGTATTGTCAGTTAAAAGAGGTTTTTTTTCGTTGTAATAGAGATTATCTGCTTCCATAAGAATATCTTTGAGGACATCTAACTTGATTGAAGTCATAAACTCTGTACTGTTTTCAATACAATTAATGACTTTTTGTGATATCATATTTATAATACTAGACTATTTAAAATTAAGTTTGAAACATATATTTATATAAAATGTATACTCTCCTAAATCAATTTTTAACTTTATCTGTATATCTAGACCGATCATACAATTTCGTCTCGAAAACTGTATATAAATCTCTTAACAAAGTAATCCTTCTTACTATTGTACACGACATTACCGACCCTTACACAAAAACATACTCTTCAATTTTTATCCCTCTATTTTATATTACCTTCAATAACAAAACGTTTGATCTTAAAATCAATACATATTTGGAATATACGAAATATAATTTCTTTGAGACGTTGGTGGTGTATAACAATGATATGAACTATTATATAACTTCACATCCGTTGAAAAGAATTGACAAATCTTTTAAAAAGTTCAAGTCATTGAGCATACAAAGTAAAGGTAATTCAATAAAGTATTTGCCAAATTTATATAAAAATATCGATATCTCAGCAGATCATATATGTAGTATGCTAAGAACAGATTTGGGATGTGATGTACAGTGTATTAACGACGAACTTGATGAAATAACATTTAAAGACATTGATATTATAGAATAAATAATGGAAAACATTGAACTTGAGAACAAATGGACAGTATACTTTCACGATTTTATGAATTCAAATTGGAGTCGTGAAAGTTACGAGAAATTAATCCAAATTTCAAATGTTGTCGATTTCTGGACGGTTTTCAACATAATGAAAGGAGAACTATCATTAGGAATGTTTTTCTTTATGAAAAATAATTTTTTTCCTAAATGGGATGATAATGAAGATACTAAAATGAGTTATCTATCTATTAAAATATTGAAGACAAACGCATCATCTTTTATGGAACAGATTTTAATACAGGTTTTGACTGAACAATTATGCCCCTCGATGCCACAATTAATTAATGGTATATCAATCAGTCCAAAGAAGAATTTCTGTATCTGTAAGGTATGGATTAATTCTATCGATGATCAATATAAAAAACTAGAACTATATAATATACCTAACGAGTATTACGGTGATATTCTGATCAGTAACTTTTAGGTATCTTGTTGTGGTGCTAGACACAGTTTTACGGATCCAAGAGATCCGACAGTATATTGAATGATTAGTGGATAATCGTTCTTCAAATAAAGTTCCACTGTACTAGACAAATTAGTACACTTCGTAAACAATACCAAGTATTTCACATTATACACTCCCTGAAAAATTTCTTGAGAGTTATCAATCACGTTTTGATCACTATCACTAATAATAATCTCCTGACTGCAAAAATCACCTAGACAATCAAAGATCAATTGATTATTCACATTCTTGATCTCAACATAATCAGACAAGTTATTGATATCTCTACAGATCTTTTGGAAATCGTTTGAAGGTAGTGTGATAACGGAGTTGAACACCGCCGAAGGAATTTCAAAGTTTGTGTTCTCTAAGTCCAATAAATTTAGTTTCGTTATACGTTTTGTGTTCTTTTCCGTATTCTCTAATTTGATACATAGATGATTCACGTCATTCTTGTACATATAAAGTGTTAATGTATCGTTATTGTTGATAGTCTTGATAATCTTGTTAAGATTAAGGATATTAACACCAATAAGTTTTTTTCCTTCACAGTGATAATACTCGAACTTGTCGGCATCGAGTTTGAGATGGATGAGAATAATATGAGAACTGTCCATAGTACATATTTTTATGTATTCTTCCGTGATTTCTATTACAGTATCTGTAAGAATCTCTTTTAGGGCTTCTACCAATACTTTAATAGTAGATGATTGTACAGTCTTAATTTCCAAACAGTATTCTTCATTAGGAGTCTGTTGTGATGCCATATTTGTTTATGACTTTGTATTTTTTTCTTAAATATTTTACAAATGGAGTATGTTAATCATTATAATAATAATTTGAACAAATTGAATAAAAGTTTAAGAGAGAATTTAATTAATTCACCAAAAGATTTCTATATTCCATCCTTTTCGGAAAGAATGACTCTTCAGTGGGATATATTCAGTGCTAACAAATTATTAAAAAGTTTTAAACTTTTATATAATTTACCTTGGATTATTAAATTTCTTGACTCTCATAATAATATAGAAAATAACTACCCACATACACACAATGATACTATCTTTCTTAACGACAAATTCTTCTCTTTCAACAAAAAAGACAGATTATCTCTCCTTATTCACGAAAAATTACACATATATCAACGTTATCATCCAATCTCATATAACATTATTCTCTTTGATATACTTAATCTCAAACCTTTACAACTCATATCTACACACGAAGATTATAATAGAGTTCGTATGAATCCTGATAATAACAATATATTATACGGCGATGAAGGAGAATATACATTACCTATATTAGATGATAATGCAAGAACGATAAGAGACGTTAAGTTTAAGAAATATAACGTCCATAACAAAAATACAATTTACGCAAATATTAGTTCAAACGAACATCCAAATGAGACTACGGCGTATTATTTGACAGAATGTATAATGAATTACAATGTTCCTGTAAAAATAGTAAATTTACTATAAGTACTTTAAAGTACTTATAATGCCACTAATTTTGTTGTTTTTTGTGCACCAATTCTTGTCGTAGCACATAATTCTCTGTTTGGTGGGTACGATTTTAATCGATGACTACGCATTAGGTATGTAGTGTTCATACTTAACAACACTTCTATCTCTTCTGGACTACTAGATACACCCATAATGAAAAGACACTTTGATCCCGGAAGAACTGTAATTTCATTCATACAACATTTTTCCCCAGCAAATATTTTTGCCTTGGATGGAGATAACGATGTCGATATAAATCCTTTGATCTTAAAAAATTTCTTTCC